AAATTTGAGTACATCTCTTGATTTATTTTGTAATTTCTAAAAAACTTTTGAAATTTTTGAAAAAACAGAAAGATGTACTCAAATTTTAATTTTCAATTTTTAAAAATCTTAGTTTCTTTTTACTACACCATAAAGGTAATATAAATAGCTTACGAGCCTCTAAATAGCAATTCATTTAACCTTTTCCCCCCTTAATTATATAAAAATCCCATATCTTCTGTATCCATATTTTCATCATCGTCTTCTCTGTCATAGGTCATAAGCATATTTTCCTCGTTAATATCTTGTTTTGCTGCGCCTCCGGCTCCTCCGGCTCCTCCAGCTCCTCCGGCATTATCGTTGAATATCTCTTTGAACTCGTTGTTATTTTCATCGCCGTTGTCGCCAGGTTCAATAACATTATCAAAGAGGTTATTGATTTCATCCTCATCTTCTTTTTTCTCTGCAAGTAATTCCTGTTTAAATCCAGCTTTTTTGAGTTCTTTTATTAGAGCATTCTCTTCTACTGTTATTTTATTGAAGGCCTTTATTTTTTCCTGCTTGTTTTTCTCGCGCTGTTTATTCAAAAAATCTATGTTTTCCTCTAATGTCGGGAATGTTATTCTAATTATCTTAAAAACATCTTCGTATACGCTAGCAGTTATCTTGTATATATATTGACTGCTTATAATATCCGATATTATCTTTCCATTTAAAGTATTATCAATATTAAAAGGACAGCATAATGCCCTGCTAACTATATACTTATTTATAATTTCTATCTCATTCTCAATATCATCGTTATATATTTTATTCAATTCCTTTAAATCTATTATAATATCCCTTAAATCCTTTATAGAATTCGTAAGCAATACTTTGATTTCCTCATTATTATCCTCCGCTCGCAAGTGTCCATAAAGAGTTTTTATAATTGCCCGAATTATATTAAGATATTTTATTTTATCATTAGATGCTTCTTTGCCGCCTTTACCGCCCTTCCCGGTCTTCCTAACATTATTAAAATTGTCAATAAACTCATCGCCAGAATGCTTTGAGGTTTTCGTCAATAAACCAACATTAGATATTATACTATTTTTTATAGATTTTATATTGCCATTCTCAAAATCTGCTATAATATTATCAGGAAATACGCTATTATTCTTTCCCTTCATTGCTTCAAGCCATCTCCTGACTATCTTAGAATTATTATTCATATCATATATATAATCTTCTAAATATATACGATCAACAATTTCTTCGCCGTCGTCTCCTGCTCCGGCTCCCGCATCATCTGCATCGGTAGCGTCGGCCTTAGCAGCCTTAGCAGTCTTGGCAGTCTTTTTGGGGATGAATCTCAAATCACGAGGCTTATTTGTCATCTTTTTCTCAGCATATTTTTTCTTAAATCCTATCAGCTCCAGGCGATTTGCATTTTTTAAATCAATATCTTCGTTAAAGCTATCATCTAGCTTCTTCAGGCAACAGCCATTTAAAAACTTGTGTATCTTTACATAATTTACATCAGGCATATATATCAAAGATTGTATATATTGCTCCCTACATAAGCTGAGTTCCTTCCCGCATTCCTTATTTTTATTTAAACTGAGTAATTTATCTCTTTCTATTTTTCCCTTCCGCTCCTTCTTTTTCTCCCGACATATATCATCTTTCTTTTTCATTCTCTCCAGATTTTCCGAATAATATTTCTCAATCACTTTGTAAGTCCTTTTAAACATATTATCGGTTTCTATCAAAAACTCATTATTACTATTATTTATCAAATAATCCGTGGCAACCTCTATGATATATGACATAACTCCACGATCCTCTTTTTTATTAAGAGGCGAACCGCAGTTATCCCAATAACTCAAGAAATTACCATTCAAATAATCAACATCTATGAAAATCGTATCATTCAATATCTTATCTTGTAAGTTTATTATACAATACGCCAGGGCATTTAAAAACATATCATTAAACTCCTCGCACCATATTTTATTATAAGATACTATAACATTATCCACATTATCATCAATATCCAAAAAAGGTTTATCTCTATTATTTATTAATGCTAATATAGATTTGGGCGACAATTTATCCAAATAATTAAGCATCTCTTCGCTTATTTCCAAATCATTATCTTGAAACGCCTTCATATACATATCGCGTCTCTTTGGGATACTGCGATTATACTTGAACAGCTCGCTACATAATGCAGCATAATCAAACTCAATATTAGCCGATTTACCAATATTATTCAGGATATTCAACATATTCTCCAAACTATCTATAAATCCCGCCTCATTCTTATAAATAATATTTGTTATATATTTCTCTATATCGTGGCGACTTAACTCATTATATCCTATAATATACCCAATATCTACTGCGTCGGCGTCGCCAGCTCCATTACCCACATCATCTGTCGCTTCCTGAGTCTCAAACTCTATCATAGGTATCCCCTCATTCTTATCGTTATAGTGGCTATCTTTTATTTCTTTGTGTTCTCGGTATGATATTAAATATTGCTTGCCGTCCTTATCATAGTCAAATATGTGATTTCGCGAATATTCATTCTCTTTTCTGGCGATTTCGTACTTCTTTACAATAATCTCCTTCTTTTCGTGCGTCTTCAAGATGTCATCAATAGATTGTATAGCCTCCAAGATATTGCTATTTTTCAAAGAACGCGTTATAATATCTAATATCTCTAAGATAACTGCGTTATCATCGGAGTTTCCAATACCCATAGTTCTTATAGTGTCAATTATAGCATAGGTCTCCAAATCCTTCAATGGTTTTATTTTATCAATCATTATATTATTCTCGCGATAGTCTTCCAAACTCATCTTATTTTTATCCAAAAAGTCTATTACTTTTTCTGTAATGTTCAATAGCTGGATGCTCGTATTCAATTTATCAAAGAATATTAACTTCTTATTTATAATATCCGGCTTCTTAATTTTAACAGGTCTTGATACATTCTTTCGCTCCTTATATTGTTCCATAACATCCGCGAGATAATCGCATAAAACGCCAAAATCCTCCTTATTAATAAAATCCAAGGATTTACCAAACTTATTCAAGACATTCTCTATGTTATAATAATCAAGCTCAAAGCTATCTTTGAGATACTCTATGATATTGCTGATATCCGGTCTGACGCCTTTTATTAAATCGCTGACATTTTCGCAATTTTCCGAAGATACATAATTTATATTCATATTCATATTTTTCGTTGTCGTTAAATGCGATGTTATCTTAGTGTATAGGTAATCATTTATAACAGTCTTAGGTATTTTGTAATAAGCAGATATTATAGGGATATTCACATCATCTGCTGGGAATACTGGGTAATATATAGGAAATCCCTTGTCTCGTGGTTCTATTGTGATATTTATCTTGGCTTCAGGCTTAAATCGCAGTTTCTCAGAATCTTTATTGTATTTAATGCAAAAAAAATATTTTTCTTTTGCTATATCGTGATTTATAACAGTCTTCTTTTTCAAATTATTAAAATTGGCAACTTCGGCCTTATCCACCATATCCGCGCTATAATCATTCTTTTCGGCTTCGGCATCAAACACATAATTATCATAATTTTTCAATTTCCCGCGATTACCATCTATATCATTTATTATATCGTAAAAAAGATTCGTTATATTATTGGCCTTCTTCTTATTCGCAAACAATTCAAATAAACTGCTCTTTATTTCCTCGCGAGACAACGCTATAAATGAAGGATTGTCTTTAATGATATCATCTAAACTCATTATTTCAAGATATTCTATGTCATCCAATTCTTCTTCCTCAAAAATATACTCATTGTCATTGATATTAATTGACATATTATTTTTCCCTTTCTTTTAATATATAATAATATAAATTATGATACATTATTATCAATTGCGAATTTATTCCATTTTGTCTTAATATCAACCAAATAACTGACAATCTCCTTGCATACTTTATCCATAAATGCGATAAACATATATTTGTCAGTAATATTATCAAGAGTTATCCTTATAATCATAGTAGATTTGAGAGGATGCGGACAAATATAGCCTATGAACTTGCACGCCATATTATTGACTGTTTTCTTGTTCCTCACATAATTGTCGTGTACATACGATTGTATAATGTTTCCCAGCGTATCGTCTTCGTTATCAATAATAAACTCGTATGTCTCGGCGATATCTTGGAATTGCTGTATTTTCACAATTTCCGTCGTATTAATATTAACCAATTCAGTCATTAGATTATTCAGCTTGGCTATAACAATATCCAGAGATTTCGGGATTAAATATCTGGGCCCCATATTAACATTAATATGCTCTATGTCAAACTTGAACTTCGTAGGGTCGCCGTATTCATTCATATAATATGCCCGCTCTTTATCAAGCAAGCTCTCGTATTTCTTAGCTTCCTTGGGGTCCTGGATATACGAAAAGTTTGATAATGAAACCGGGTTAAACGATGCATTATCGCGCCCAGTTCTTTTGACAATATTCGCCTTCAAATGTAGATGTTCGCCGGGTCTCAATCTCGTAATCAAGATATTGTGCTTTGATACCTTGTTTGGCGGAAATAACTCTCTCAGCTTCTTCTCAGTAATTTCTACATCATTAAAGGTCGCCTTGAAATCCGTGGTTCGCACATCAATACTCTTATTCGTAGTATTATTAACATTCAATTCAATCACGAGCGAATTATCCTCGTAATTCTCAATTTCGTCGGCCGTCATACAGATAGGAATTAGCCCGATGCGATGTATAATAAACTCGTCGTGTAATGCTCCCGTATTAGTTATGACACTAACAGTAGGCTCCTCCTTCTCAAGTTTTTCCCCAATTGCTCCCAAGTTTGGAATATCCGTCATAATAATCCTTCGCATACCATTGACAATCGCCAAGTCAATATCGTGAATATCAAAGCTGTGATTATTTGAAGGGTCGGCCGAATCAAACTTATAATTGTAAAACATTCTATTAATATATAGTTTATTATATTTTTATCTTATATAATCAATTTTTAAAAAAATAAAAAACATAAAACCAAAGATAAACACATAATACTAAATTATACTAAATTATACCTTTATACCTTTGTATTTTTTTCATATAATATGATGTATACTATTAGGATTATCATAAGTATCATAGGTATTATTGATAGTATAGTAACAATCCAACTCCATAAATAGCATTCTCCTTTTGTTAAACAAGTTATATTGTAAGCCGTCAATAATATGACAAACAGATATACAAAATACGCTATTAAATATAATCCGGGACCTTCCAAATACACATTCAGCGCAAGAGATATTATAGTAAGTATAATACTAACTGCAATATACACCCATCCCTGTGTGGAAAAATAGTCCGACATATATCCTTATCTATCTATTATTATTAAGATATATATATTTTTGATATCCTGATACTCAGACATCTCCGGGACATCTATGAAATCAAGGTATTCATAATTGCGAAACACATAGATGTCCGGGATTGCATTTCGTTGATTGGATTGGACGCGAAGAACTGAATAAGCGTCTTGATATTTTTGACATCGTTGCATTGGCATAGATAGTAATAAATATTTGAGCTCGTAATAAGCTTCTTGCTGAATGTTGTAATTTGTAGATTTCTCAGCTGCGCCAAGTGATACTGAATAATTGGCGCAAATTGCTTGTCCATCTCCTTATTCATCTTGTATCTCTTATAAGTTGGATTATATGTCGTAGTTGATTTATAATAGCTGTAGAGGCTATCCTTGATAGTTGAAATAATCGTATGTACAAGATATGTAGGGTCAATCTGTCTCCCGTTATTATCAAGCGGAATCTGGATATTCGGGTTATATGTCGCGATATAATCCTTAATAGTATAATTCTGCTTGTTTTTCATATAGACGCTAAGAATATTCATCCATACATTCGGGTGGCACGGGTCAGTCTCTTCGCGATAGTTAATATACATTGAGGATATCTTGTATAGTCGCGAAAAGTTCTCTCCATCTACCTTTTTCTTAATAATCAATCCATAGCTTTTATTCTCATTGATATATGTATTGGCCTGATTGATATCTGCGAAATAAGTCGGATATTTTACACCCATATTAAAAAGCTCTTGGATAGCCGATTGATTAATATCATATTCTTCAAGCGTAATTCTGTTTTTCGTATTGATATGTACGAGCTCCTTATAATTCTCGCCTAGCATATCAGTATAATCAATTATATGCTTGTTATCATAGTGAATCAAGACAAACTCATAAGCGTGTTCGGGATTCAAATTAGATGCAAACATAGCCCGCAGAGTCTCTCCGACATCATCTGGCGGAATGTGCGAAAGCATTTCAGCAGTTTCCGGAGATTTACTATAAAATCCATATAGTACCTCGTCAAACATCTTACCGTGCGATTTCGTAGGATGCGAGAACTTTGAACTATTCGCGTCAGGACAACTGGATGTCCCGAAATACCACTTATTCTTATAATTATAAACAGTAATAATAGTTCCATCATAAGCCTCATAACATCTGTCGGTATCGCTGTAATTCGCCGAAATATATTCCTCATAACTAATTCTTCGTGGAATAGAATTGGCATATGTAACGACAACATTATTGTTATATGAGAGAGAGAAGTCCAATACAATACTCCGACATTGCTCATAAAGTTCTTTATATTCGCAAATATCACTCATCTTGTAATTATTATGAAGGAGAACAATATCCTCGTTATCTTTGAACTTCTTAACCTTGATATTCGGCCAGAAATGATATTTTTTCAGCGTATTAATAAGAGTATTTGCATAAGTAGTATTGCCGTCGTAATTACCATAAGTTTTTTCAATTAATTGAGTGAGATTAGTAGGGGGGACATTGGACGAAGGCATATCACTGCTCATAATAATACTTTGTTAAAAAATATATATATTTAATTGCTTATATCAATTTTTATAAAAATATGATGAAAAATTGACAGCTACGCAAAAAAATAAAGAGTAAGAGCAAAATATCACTATGTCAGTTATTTGCCTAGAAGAATCAGAATCTGATAATAAAGATATTGTAAAATCAGGGAGATTCTGTGCTATCTAATCTGTCCAATAGATATTCGGCGATTGAATATACAAGGTCAAATGATATTCTCTTTCTTGCTATATCCTTGCTTTCTCTGTAATTTGTTAGGAAAAGCGAATTATACTTTTCTCTATGTTCCCGCAAGTATTTATTGAAGCTGACGATTAATTTTTTCTGCTTCTCTTCATCTATTGCCGGCTCTATTATTAGCGTCGCATAAGTCCGCGCCGATTGATTAGGTGTATTATCTATATATATATATATCTTTATTTTCTACATATGATAATCCTATCTGTGATGTAATATTATCATCTATACATTTAACAACGATATTTGTATTATATTTGTCAATATTCTTATTAGTAAGTCGCGTAATTGTATAAATACTATTTAGAGGCAATTTATATATTTCACCACCAATCATATAGTTATTTTTAGAGTTTAGCTCAGTAATTATATTAGCCTTTGAAGGATATATAGTGATATCTATCATATTATCGCAATAACCTTGTTTTAGTTCAAATTGGAAGGAGCAGATTGTATAAGATGTATCAGAAAACACTTGTTCTTCAAAGATGTTCAATATAATAATCTTGTATTTTTCTAGAAATAACTTGCGCAACTCTATATCCGCCTGACGAATAGAAGACCAGAAATTTAAAGGGATTATTATAATCCCACCCGAGCAAGTATTGCTTATAATATTCTTGATAAAACACTTGTACAAATCGTTGACATTATATTTATCAAATAACTTTTTATCAGCACTTTTATTTCTCGCGAGATAAGGCGGATTTGTTATAACATATTTATTATTATAATCTGGTGGCTCATTTATCGTATCTCTCTTTATAATATAATCCTTCTTAGGCTCTATATCATAACACTCTATGTTATATTTAATATTTTTGAGATTTCCGGCATTTTCTATAAAAGCTATAAGATCGCCATTACCCGCAAAAGGCTCAATGATATCAAAGATATTATCGGGTATTGTAATATTTTGTAGAATATATTCGTTATTTGTCGTGTAGAATTGTCCTAGCGCCTTCTTAGATTTATTAGACATCTTCTCTTGAATATCTTATTACTTTATAATATTATCATTTTTTATCTTTTTGTTTTTGCGATAGCCCCCCTCTGGCAATAGCCCTAACAATAATAGCAGTACATATATATTGCTGTCATTATTAGAAATACCGTATATATTCTATATAATGTCCTGTCATCTATATAATTATTTGTACCAATATAAGCCCCTGCAACTCCACCAAGGATACTTCCGGCGGCTACTATAATAGCTGCATTAAAATCCAAAAATCCGTGCTGATAATATAGATATAATCCTGGTAATGCATTAGGTATCGTATTTAAGAAAAGAGATATTGCGACAGCTTGCTGAAACGAAAAATCATAATAAACTAATAAAGGCAATAGCAAAATGCCACCACCAATACCAATCAACCCAATAATAACCCCAATTATTACTGAGCCAATAAACAACTCTATAAGCATCTATATTATTATTTAGAAATTTATAATAACGCACGCGATTACAAAAAACAAAACCAATAAATAAAATATAAAAATATATATCCTAATCTACCCTACCCTATCTTACACCATCTTATAATTTATATTTTACTCAGAATCCTTATCCTTCTTCTTCTTGTCAGTCTTAGCCTCCTTCTTGGCCTTCTTGGCCTTCTTAGGCTTCTCATCTTCTTCAACTACCGCCTCTTCCACGACAGGCTCATCCACCTCCTCAGGCTCCTCAGTCTCCTCTGCTTCCTGAGCTTCAACAGTCTCTTCTTCCTCATCAGCAGCATCCGCAACATCAGCGAGAGTGGCCTTGTAAGCCTTCCACTCTTCGGCGAGCTTAGAGAACCTTTCGGTATTTGAAAGCTCAGGAAACTCTTCGCGAATCCTTTGCTGATTGTCCCTGATATACTGCTGATACTTTGTAAGAGGCTTCTTAGGCTTCTCATTACCATCCTCATCAAGATTGCTCCTCTTCTTCTTCTTGGTATCCTTCTTCTTTTCGGCAATCTCAATCTTGTTATTCTTCTTCTTCTCCTTGAAATCCTTCTTGAACTGAGCGAAATGCTCATCCAAACCCTTAGAGGTGTTAATCTCATCGGGAATATTCTTCATATACTCCTTGAAGGCCATTCCGATAGTCTGGACAGCAGCAGCGGACATTCTTCTGAAAGAGTTTCTGGATAAAACTTGGAAAGGCTTTTGAAGTTTGATAGGCTGTTCTGTAGGCGGGCTTTAGCTTTTGGCTTAGGCTTGCTTTGACTGCGATAGTAATAATTTAAATACTTTTTGGTGTCAATTTTTATCTTAATAATCTCAAATTATAACAAATTTATTCCTATAATCCTATAATATTGATTATTATTATTTTTATGAAGGCTATTGATAGGCTTGGTGTATTTTTCTCATTACCATTATGATATCATAGAAAGACGCAAGATATTTTATAAAATTGAAAATTAAAATTTGAGTACATCTTTCTGTTTTTTCAAAAATTTCAAAAGTTTTTTGGAAATTACAAAATAATTCAAGAGATGTACTCAAATTTTAAAATGAAAAAATATTAATATTCTAGTGTCTCAAGAATTGCTAGGGTAATCTAAGTATTTTTAGAAGGTTTAATAGATAAAAATATTATATTCGTTAAAATATATAAAAATAAGAAATATCTATAATATAGAAGCTTTCATATTGTATTAACAGCCTATTGTATATCTATTATGGAAAAAGTAAGAAAAATTAATGAATTGATTGATTATGTTTTAGAACTTGCTATTTTTCGCCATCCGGTTTTTTATAGTACTTATCAAACCATACTTGGCCTACTACTTTTGACGCCTGTTCTGATGTTAATTGGTTATTTACAATTTTCTCTCGCATCTCTAAAAAATATTCAAGGCTACTATATTCAAATCCCTCCTCTTTCGTAACCATAGCATATAACATAGGATATCTCTCTTCAAAAAACAAGATACCCTCAATTGATTTTTTCATTTCATTCAATAGCTCCGTGTGGGATGAATGTTTTGCCTTGTTCTCTGTCATATACAATACAATATCTTGAACCATCGCTTTTATATCAGCAGTTTCCATACCATCTTTAACAAAATCAGCAACCTTTCTCCTTTTTCTTTCAGTACTTTCAGTACTCATACTATTTTAAATTAATTATCAATTTTATCTTTATATAATAATATCTATTTTATATATAGAATAATGAAAAAAGAATTAGAATATGCTGAATTAGATTATAACCATAATGTTCCCGTCCCTCCTCAGCCAAAAAATGCCGGATTATATACTGGCGATGTCTTATTTGACAAAAAACCCTGGGGTAATAGTTATAAAATGCCTCCTGCTGAACCTGATGCTGTCGTGTATGCCTCGCATTTTTATGCAAGCCATCACATACCCTCGTATAATAGACCTGGAAATAATCACATAAATACAGATAAATATAAAAAATATACATCAGCCAACTGTAATGATAATTACAATTTCAGCTGTCATACAACAGATATAATATAGAAGTAGCGAAGCTTACGTAGCGATATCTTGAGCTACAAGATTGGTTGGTTGGATTTTCTTAATAGTATCTTTGTGTTTAATCAAGAAAGTACAGATATACTTATATACCTCATCTACTTGTTCAAAAGATACGCCACCTGTAATTAAGATGCTCCCACTCTCAAACAAAGCCCCGGTAACCTTTTTACAATCACCGACTTTTTCTCCCTTTCCTTTTCCATAGCATTTCTTAGGGCAATAACAAATACCATTCTTTTTTTCATTGCATTTATTCCAGAAATATTCTAGCTTAACCCCTTGATATATTCCAGGCTGAAACGAACACTTATTATTATATAGTTCGCTGATAAATATATTATGTATCTCGCGTCTTTTTAAGCCGAATTGAACCACCAGAGAATCGTCGCAATATACCTTGAAATCCGTGTTAATCATCCGAATCTTGAAGTTCTGATATTTCAATTTCAATTCATAATTATCATCGCGGTTATTTATAATGTCCTTACTAATATCATCATAGATATTCCTGATATTCGCAATAATATGATTGACAATAATGACAGTATCCTCAACGACCTTTATTCCAGTTATTTGAATATTGCCATTCTTAAATATTTTTACATTTGGCATATATTTATCGTTCTTATATATAATTGTAACCTGGTTATCAAACCTATTTTTCTTCATCTTATTTTTTTTACTATTCCTCCTCTTCTTGGGATATGTCCCGCGATTTAAATCCTCGCCATCCTTCATATATTGTGCCCATACAATCCCGTCTGTATCATCCTTATCTATTATTACAATATTTTCAAACAGCATCTTCAAGTTTAAATTAATATCCTCGCCAATATTCGCATTACAAGTTATAGTAGAAACTCTATAATGCGAAAAGTTTATATCTTCAGTTTTCACAATAGCTCGCGTATCTGTCGCATCCGACTCGGTAGAAACGCCGCAATTATTATCAAGACTAGTCATTCTTAATAGCAATAGTAATTTGGGTAATTCACAATATTTATTGTATCAATGTTCTTATATCATTTTTTGTTTTTTTTTGCCTCAATTTTATTATTCATATTATCTGTAATGTTTTTGAGATAGGATGTATTTACAATTTCGTAATTGTATGTAGTGGCTATCATAGGTGGCAAATTTAATAGGTGCGTTTTTTCATTTGAATGATGACCTTTGCGAAACTCCTCAATATTCATAGGACCATTAAAGATATCCAGCAAAAATCTTGAAGGTGCGGGGCGTATCGGGCGAGTGCATCCAAAATGTTTGCTCAACATCTGTATCAAGCTATTTATCTCCCATACTTTGTCGCTCCCACAATGTGAAGAGAAGTTATATGCATTTGCACATTCTAGCGAACAAAAGTTCCCGAACAATATATAAGTATTTGTAGTAATATTATATTTATAAGGCATCCCATATATCCTGTCTTTAATAGAGTGGCAACACCAATAGCAATTATTTGAAGATTTAATAATATTATCATTATAATCTATATTAGTATCTCTATCTCTATCATTATCATCCTTAATCAAATTATCCTGAATCGTATTATAAAAGTTAGTCTCATTTATATAACAACAGTTAGGCTCATATGGCGTCGGGGCTTCGTGTAATTCATCAGTAATACTTATTTTATTTATATCATTATCAGATATCGGCAACTGCAATATAATATCCTCATTTTCCACAACTACAACGTCTTTTACAATAGTATTCATTAAGCCTTTCTTCTTATCTATTGTAGATTTAACATCGCTGTTTTTACTTTTTCTCGGCATTTAATTATAAACGCTTATATTATTTATATGTATTTACAGCTCTATTTGTTATTATCAAAATAGTCTTTGAAATATACTAGTGTCTTTATTAACTCATTATTAACATTATCAGAAGGTTTTTCGGTGTTTTTTGTAAATGTTATCCCAGAGGAGCCGATTATACATTTTTCTTTTATTTCTCTTATCTCTCCGTTGAGAGAGTTAATCGTATCTATTAAATATTTTATTATAAATACAAATACAATTATTATTATCAAAACAAATAAATCCATAATACTTTAATTATATCAAAGAATATAAAAATAATTGATAGCCGATGGTAGCTTAGCTTGGCTTAGCTGAACTTTAAGCCAGCGCCTCCATTAAGGACTGTAAGGACATTTATTTCTATCACATATATAGTAATTTCAAAATTGACCGGATAGACTCTGTTTAATATATCAGTATATATTTTAGTGATATATGTATATTTGTCATCATCCTTAACCTCTGTATTTACATTCACAGATAACGAGGTAGTAATTTGCGTATTATCATAAGAACCTGAGCTTATCTGTTTTTCAGGAAATAAAGCGAATGAATAGCAATATATCCCCGTTCTCGGTATATTCGTATGATATTTATGAGGCTCTATGTGATTATAATAAGTAGCGTCATAATCAGCACGTGTTATTTCTCTGTTCCATAATATTGACGCCTTATCTAATATTCCAAGACTCTCGCTATATTCGTGAGACCCCGTGTAATTTGTATAATTATTGAAGTTTTTGACAGAATCGCTTCTTCGCGTAATCCATATAATCTCTTTGATATGATGATTGGCATTTGTTATATCTATTAGCGTATGATTGGCATTCAATGCAATTGCCTGCGTTTTCTTAACAGTATTAATAATATAATTAATCTGGTTAGTATTCAATAACAAACTACTTCTTTCTGCACTATCTAAATATACATAGGTACATAATAGCTCATTATTAACATCAAAATTGACATCGCTTGGCTTGACGAATGTCGCAATAGATATAGGTACTGCCGGGAGGTGTGTAGTATTATACATTAGCGGACTCACATAGGTATTCAATATATTACTCCATACCTGATATAATCCCTCAAAAGCATTATCGTTAATATAAATATCTAATTCAACCTCGTTATTCTCTAATTTTAATAATGGAAGTGCCAGCGAGGGATTCTTGGTAAACCAGAAATTGAGCGGAACCTGTATTTTTCTCTTTTTAATACTCGGTGTTTGAGGAGTTTTTGCGAAACTTGATACAGGATAAGTAACATTATAAAGCCTGTTATTTAACACACGATATTTTGGCACGAAATTGAAAGGCGCCGTATATTCATCTATATTCCCTATCAACTTATTATATTCAATATTATCTTTACTCGTGAGTTCATTCCATATATTCATCCATTCGCCATATAGTGTCTCTATATTAACAACCCCTATTTTAAGACGCGCTTCCTTAATATAATTGAAACCCAAATTATTGACCCACCTGAACTTATATATATTATCCGAGTATATATCGGGAATTTTGAATGTCAAAAACATACCCGATAATAAATCTGCATAACGCTTTATTTTAAAATTAATGCGCAATTCAGAAGTGGATGTTTTAAAACCAATATTGCTATCGCCAGTAGAAGTAATAACAATAGTATCCATAGAAAAATTAGTATGTTTTTTGAGAACATATTTATAATAATTAATATGCGGATTTAAGGTAATATATTCGCTCATATTACCCTTCAAAACTAATTGCATCAATCCGCCTCCCATTTTTATTTATACCCTTTATTATATTAAAGTTTTATTAATAGGCTTATATACTCTTATTTTTCAGGATACCTGCGAATACCTGCGAATACCTGCGAATACCTGCGAATACCTGCGAATACCTACGGATACCTGCGAATACCTGCGAATACCTGCGGATACCTGCGAATACCTGCGGATACCTACGGATACCTGCGAATACCTGCGGATACCTGCGGATGCCTACATATCAGCGTATTTTCCTACAAATACCTTCATTTTATCGTATCTTCTGTCATCATTGTATTCCTCTAACTTTTTTTCTGATTCTCTCTTATCTATTATTATAATAGTGGGATATCCAGAGATTTCATATTTATCTATTCTATCCTTGCAATCCTTCATATTATACTTTTTAAAGTCTAATTTATTCCCATATTCTCCATTAAGCTTGTCCCATACTCCAGATTTACTGAAATCCTCACAGTGTCCGCAGCCGTCCATATAATAATACTCCATCCTGTATTTTTTATCAGCCGATTCGCCCATAAAAGTCTCCATTATTTTATTTTTATTATATGCGAATAAAACGGCAATAGCCAATAATAAAAATAATATTATTGAAATCATAATAAATATATCGCTTCCGAAAAAACTCTTTTTTGCAGCCATATTAATATCCTACTTGTATAATCTTCTAAATTATTATTAGATAATAATATCATAATTATTAGATATTTCCTTGTATTCTCTCTTTATTCTCTCGGTTTCTCCTATGATATCATAGTCATTATCATTATCTAATTGTATTATAATTGAATTATAAAAATACGCCCCATATCTATGCATATCTGTCTCTGTATCTGTATCCGCATTTGCGCTAATCTTATTATCAATATACCCCTTGATAAACTTGATAAAATGCCCCTTCTCTATTAAAAATATCCTTACATCCAGAGAATCATAATTTACCGCAGCGTCATAATCTTTTAACACATAGCAATCATAATTATTCTCTCTAAGTATATTGACATACTTGTCAAGACTATTATCATCGCACACAATTATAGTTCTATATACAAGATAGTTTGAATATAGCTCCTCTAATCTATTAATTATCTCGCGCGTCATTAATACTTTATTAACTATTATTGTTTTTGCCTTATGTATATTATCCATTTCAAAAAATAACTAAAAAAATCTTATAATATATTAGAATATGAGTCAGAAGAATATGAATCAGAAGAATATGAGTCAGATAATAGTTTATAGAAGTCAAGAAGAATTGCGCACTAAAATTATAAAAATGGAAGAGGAAGTTAAAGACATTGAGAGGCTTATTGAAGAAATGGAAATAGAATGGATAACTCATTTTGAAAACTTGGCTATTGACGGCGCCCGATCGGTCACGGCAAGTGTCAGGCTTGGTAGGAATGGAGCGTACGATGTATCGGAAAAATCAAAAAATTATCTAAACATATTGAAGACTGATATTAAAAATAAGAGGGAGGAAGCTGCGGCCATTCGTATGAGTATTAAAGAAATGAGAAGGGATTTGGAAAATTTTAAGAAAGCCGCAAAATCTGACCCCTTAAAAAATAACAGAGTAATATATACAAGATATATAAATAATAATATTGGAAATGATACATTTAATATGAATGATCTCTATTCATCAATAAAGGTAGTTATTGATGAATATGTCGCGGCAAGAAGAGCATCCTCGGCAAAATCCTCGGCAAAATCCTCGTCTGCGTCAGGATCATCCTCGTCTGCGTCAGGATCATCCTCGGCAAAATCCCCGACCGCTGCAAGAAGCGCATCCCTGACCGCTGCAAGAACAGCGTCAAGACAGGCGGCAATAAGAAAATCCTCGTCTGCGTCAAGAGCATCCTCGCCTTCTTCAAATACATATCGTTTACGTAAACGAAGAAGGAAATCTAGATAATACAAAAACGCGCAAGTGAACTTATAATATGATAATTATATATTTTGATGTGATAATTTATTTTTATTAGATACTGTGATATATCGAATATTATAATTATGTTATGTAATCAATATATAAGATTATTCATTATAACTAATTATAATGGACGAACAAATCATCAAGATTAGTATAGAACAATTTAGAGATATCTATAATTCAGTAGATGTACCACGCAATATTTTGGATAAAGCCTTAGATATTAAAAATACATATTCGTGTTTCAACTCTTATTATGACCCTAAAATGATATGGGCAAAAAAAATATATAATAATAATAAAGAGAAGTATAATAAACCTAAGGTTAAATCAAGATTTCACATCATAATACCCGACTTTACAAAGAAATCCGAGCTGAAAAGGTGTTTGATAGGTAATTTAAATAAACTAAGTATTAAAAACAGGGACAGTATCTACGAGAAAATTAAGGAAATTATCGCTGTAAATGATAATAATGATAACAAGGACGATATTTTTATGATTATATGGAATTATGTTAAAACGAGCGACGACGAATTATATAGTAATATACTCGCTCTATTTGACAAGGAATATGTCTGCGCGATGCTTGATAAGCTCTGGAATAATTACATAAACAATAAGGAATGGGATCCGCCTAGATATATATACGAAAACAACCTTCTGGTATTGAACGACGAATACGATATGTATTGCGAATATACCAAATGGAAGCGTGGGATAAATAATATTAATAAGATATGGATTAAATATAAACGCGAAGAACTGCTAATATTGCTAAATAATATCGCAGATTACGTGGTTAGTATTGTATATAATACCGATATCTATAAATATATTCTGGATATTTTACTGGAACAATTATATAAAATCTTGGCTATCGCTAAATATAATTGTATAATAGATAAAATTAAAAATATAAATATTAAAAACTTGGATAATTCTACTAAGTTTTTTATTTATAATATTATTGAATTATAAAAAAATTATTTCTATATAATAGTATAGAGTAAGAAATAGTACAATGAAAGAGAGTGAAAATAACTTATCTTTTTATAGTAGTGCCATAATCCAAGCAATTTTTGCTATATTATTGTTAATAATCCTCAGTTATATTTACAAACTGGAGAATATGGGGTGTGAATGTTCGGAACACCCTAACAAGGATTTTATCAAGAACTTCACAGTAATAGCCCTCGGTTATTTCATAATAACTTCTGTTATATCGCTTAAATCTATCGCTAAAAGCATGGGTTATGTAGTAGTCCAATTATTATCAATTGCTACCTTCGTATTCTTCTTAATGTTCGTCGTATACATATACTACGCCTTTGATTATGTTAGATATTTAACCAACGAGAAATGCAAATGCTCCGAGGATTTAAGCCGCGATATCATTTCAGTAGGTACTATGATATCCCTCTTCCTATTCTTGACCCTTCTATTCACCATAATTATCATCCCTATCCTACTAAGCACTCTAAGCGGTCTATTATCTAAAATAGAGGTTTTTGAAGGAGAAGTAGAAGATACTATCCGCAACCCGATGAAATCTCTACGCAGTACCCCTGATAGAATTGTTAAATCTGTTAAAGAAGTAGGCAGCTTTGTTAATAAATCCGCTAAAAAAATAACCAATCTTAGAAAAAATAGATAAATAACAAATAGCTATCTATTTTACAATTTAACCTTTATTTTTATTCATATATCATATAATATGTTAAAAAAATAGTTATTTTCATAATAGTCGTATGTATCTCGTATATCCTTTGTATTTTATATATTTAATGTGCGCGTCCCCTTCTTAGGTCTTCCTCGCCCTTTTAATATCTGGATATCCGCCGTATCCTCTATAATTGAAGTAATCTCTTCGTCGCTAACTGAAAGAGTCTCTATATTATTATCGCTATCATCGGTTGATATCTTGCTATGAACGTTCTTAATTATATTATCAATATCTTCATATTGCTTTTTATCGTTAGACTGTGATGCCATACCTCTGGTTTGTGCGTTCATATTTTGTGCATATGCCGGCATATTTGAAGGTACAGGGTCGCTATTTAGAGAACCAAATAGATTACTTACCATATTGAATAACCCCATATTATCGTTGCTTGACCCGCGATTTTGAGACATTTGTGGCATTTGCTGTGGAGCACCATTTCCCATAACATATTGTTTTGCGGCCGCATTTTGAAACTGCTTCATTAATTCGGGATTAGAACGGAGAACATTCTCTACATCAGGAAGCGGTTGTTCTTTAAACATTCTGCTTGTTAAATGGAACATAAAAGCGCTTCCGGACAGTGATATAAAGAGCCTCAATTCGGGCGCCATCTTCTTGCCCGTTGCCTTGTATTTATAATGCAATTCCTCAAAAATATCATCGTAATCATTTATATTTTCATTTACCTGCTCTGACCACCCATCCAGCTTAATAGAAAACGGGTCATATCTCCCATTAATATATTCAGTTCCCGAGATAAATGCCATCAACATTTTTTGCTGAAATCTTACGCTTCCATCCAATTCCTTTTCTCTAATAAGCCTATTGTATTCGGTTCTCATCTCTTCAATATCAGAGTTCATATTGAATTTGAAGGGTATCTTAAATCCCTTAGATTCCATTCTGTCAAGCTGATATATTATCTCTCTCTTTTCATTTATCTCGTTCTTTATTATTTCCTTAGGGCTCAAAAACTTATTCTTATTTTTACTGCCACCGCTTCCACCGCTTCCACCGCCACCACCGCCACCACCGCTTCCATCGCTTCCACCGCTTCCATCGCTTCCATCGCTTCCGTCGCTTCCATCGCTTCCGTCGCTTCCGTCGCTTCCTACACTGCTTCCGCTACTTTCATCGCTGCCTCCGCTGGCTTCGCTAATATTATCATCATATATTTTCTTAATCTTGCCGCGACTTGAACTCTTTTTACTCTCATCACTATCGCTCTCGCTTTCTATTCGTGAACCTCTGCCAATTCTATCTTTATTGCGATATATGTTGCCGATATTTTTCATATAGTTCTTTTTACCACCCGACGAACTTCCGCGCGAAGAACCGCCAGAAGACATTGATATAACATCATCGCTTATTTTTTTCCTATTAAACAATTCTTCGTTAATAGCTATATTGGACTGCTTGCCACCTCCAGGTATATTAAAAATAAAAGGTTGCTTATTGAAACTTTCTCTATTCAATTCAATTAAATCATCATTTCTATTATTAAAATTTGATAGTAAAGCCATATTATATATTTATTTGGGTATCAAATGTTTATATATCTATTATAATTTTTAAATGTTTATTAATACGCATTCTAACATTCTTACAAAAATAAGTTTCCAAATATTAGCATTAGCTATTTCTACGAGATAGCCACGATAACCAAGTGCCAAAAAATAATTTCCCAGATTTTACATAATATTCAGGGTGAAATTGTATCCCCAATATATCCTTCTTCTTATGATATAATATATCTATCATATCTTTTCTTTTCATTACAGTCTTAATATTATTACCTACTTTGA